GTTACCCGTACATAGCAAATGAGATGCGGGTTCGCCACCCGCGCGAGGAACACCTGCGGAAACTCCCGGAGGTTCAGGAGCGATTCACAAAAATCACGGGGATGACACGGGCCGACCTGACCAGCAACCGCGGTGACTCCCGCGTGCTGTTCATCGCCGTTGTTGTAACGCTTACAGACCCGCTGTTCTTCGACTTCGACGAGCATGCGCCATACCGGCTGATGATAAACATCGGTCGGCACATCCGCTGCAGCAAGGGCCAAATTTTGTACTTTCTCAAGAAGGTCAAAAATTACTGGGCCGTGTATCCGGAATTTCGGGATCAGGTTATCAATCTTTGCGCACAGATACGGGAGACATGAATGAGCCGCAAAAAAGGAAACTGACGCCGAAGGAGGAGCGATTCTGCTATGAGTACCTGGCCTGCGGAATGAACGCCACAAAGGCGGCCATAAAGGCTGGATACAGCAAGAAAACAGCAACAGAAATAGGAAGGCAAAACTTGTTAAAACTTGTTATTCAGGAGCGTATACAATACATGAAGGATAACCTTGCCGAAACAGCAGGGATAACGGCCACGATGATCGCCGCCGAACACGCAAAAATAGCCTTCAACAGCATCGCTCACCTCCATAACACCTGGATTGAACTAAAGGAGTTCAATCAACTGACAGACGACCAGAAAGCCTGCATACAGGAGATCAGCACGAAGGTTATGAAGGTGAAGTCATACGACGGCGTGACCAATGATGTGGAATACGTCCGCATAAAACTTTACGATAAACAGCGTGCATTGGACAGCCTTACGAACCTGCTCGGATTCAATGCCCCGGTGAAGAAGGAAATCACCGGAAAGGACGGAAAGGATCTTATACCATACGAGGGCAAGACCTACGACCAGGTTAAGGCCGAACTCATGTCAATCGTATCAAAAATAAATGAGTGACATAGAAACACTCTATCGCGCGCTGGTGACGGCCAGAGAGGTTTTTCGCAGGGATGCGTCGGAGAACCTGCTCAAGTTTACCCTGTACACCATGCCGACATTCGTACCAGCAAAATTTCACAAGCACTATTACAACGTGCTGACAAGCTTTGCAAAGGGGGAAATAAAGAAGCTGATGGTATTCATACCTCCTCAGCACGGCAAAACAGAAGGGTCTACCCGTCGTCTCCCTGCTTACATGCTTGGGCACAACCCTGACCAAAAGATAGCAGTCGTCTCCTATTCCGCACCCAAGGCCCGAAAATTTAACCGCGAGATACAGCGCATTATCGACAGCGACCCTTACCGCGACATCTTCCCGGACACACGCCTTAATGCCAGCAACGTCACGACAGTCGCCGGTTCATGGCTTAGAAATGCCGACGAGTGCGAAATAGTTGGCCGCCGCGGCGGGTTCAAGACCGTTGGCGTAGGTGGCGCGCTGACGGGAGATCCCGTTGACGTGCTGATCATGGACGACATCTACAAGGACGCCAAGAGCGCATGGTCTGAAACCGTCCGGGAAGGGATAAACGACTGGTATGACACGGTGGCAGAGACGCGCCTCCATAACGACAGTCAGCAGATAGTCGTGTTCACCAGATGGCATGAGGAAGACCTTGCAGGGAGGCTACTGAAGGTGCAGGGCGAGTATGGCCCGGATAATCCAAACGGCTGGGTGGTGGTGACATACAAGGCTATAAAGGAGGGCAGCCCGACAAAACATGACCAACGTGAGGAAGGGGAACCTTTGTGGCCGGAGCGGCACAGTCTGGAAAAACTCAGTGTCATCCGCGACCGTAACCCTCACGTCTTCGGATCCCTTTACCAGCAGGATCCTAAACCCTCCGAAGGGCTAATGTACGAGAAATTGCGGGAGTACGAGGCGATACCGGCCAGCAGGCACCAGTCGCGCAAAAATTACACAGACACCGCAGACACTGGTGACGACTTCCTTTGCTCGATAAACTACATAGAAACAGAAACCGCCATTTACGTAACCGATGTCCTTTACACCCAAAAGCCAATGGAATACACGGAGGTTAAGACTGCGGAGATGCTGACGCGCCACGGAATTGAAAAGGCGACCATCGAGAGTAACAACGGAGGGCGCAGTTTCGCACGCGCCGTGGAGACACAGTGCCGCCTGATGGGAAATACAAAAACCTCCATAACCTGGTTTTTTCAGAGCGAGAACAAGGCGGTACGCATATTCACAAATTCAGCAGCAGTACAAAATATGGTTTTCTTCCCGAAAGGATGGCAGGTGATGTGGCCGGAGTTCTACGGCGCCTTGGCAGGATACCTGAAGACCGGAAGCAACAAGCACGACGATGCCGCAGACGCCATCACCGGGGTTGTGGAACACCGTGACCGAGGAGTAGTCCAGAACCTCGATGGCGTATTTTTTTAACCATCACGGCAAAGGTCGAAATATACCGAACGGAACATCACCTTACAAAACCACCATGGCCGTAATTTTCCGCCAAAAACACGGACATGGATATTTCCGAAATCCTCAAGCTATCTCCAGAGCAGCAGATAACGTCGCTTAAAGCCGCAAAGACCGTCACCACGCCGGATAAGGACGCGCTGGCAAAGCAGTGGAACCCAAGACAGCACGACGTATTTGACACCACCCTGCGCCCCGACAAGCGCGTAAGAAAGGCCACCGGGGAGACCGGAGCGGACGGGCGCCCGGTCATGGCCGAAGGCTACGAACCTGTCAACCGCATTGCCGTTCCATTCCAGCGCATCATCGTAAACCGTGCAGTCGGGTTCCTCCTTGGCAACCCCGTCATAGTAAAGAGCTACATCTACGACGACAACCCGCAGCAGGTGACGCTTGTCAAGATGGTGGAGTACACCCTTGACGACAACAAATCCCGCTATTTCGACCGCAAACTGGCACGCACCGTTAAAAGCGAGTGCGAGGCGGCCGAACTCTGGTACCCCGTCGAAGACCCGTCATTCTGGCGCCGACGCCTCGACAATGCCGCGGGCGTGCAGTTTAAGCTCCGTGTCCAGCTTCTCAGCCCGTCCAACGGCGACACACTGTATCCGGCATTCGATGATACCGGAGACCTGGTTGCCTTCTCCCGTGGTTACCAGACGGTGGACGGTCCGGATAAGATAGATCATTTCGACACATGGACCCAGGATCGCGTTGTTACCCGCACAAAGACAAAGACCGGATGGGAGGTGGACGATCGTCCGTCGACGCTTGGCAAGATCCCGGTCATATACTACCATCAGGATGAACCGGACTGGGCTACTGTCCAGCCTGTCATCGACAGGTTCGAGAAAAAACTGTCGAACTTCGGAGACACCAACGACTACTTCGGATCACCGATGGTAAAGGTCAAGGGGCAGGTTCGCAGTCTCCCGGACAAGACCAGCCAGGGCAAGGTTTTACAACTTGAAAGCGACGCCGATGCTTCGTACATGTCCTGGGACCAGTCTCCTGAAAGCGAAAAGCTGGAGTTCGAGATCCTCGAAAAGATTATCTACGCAATGACTCAGACGCCAAACATCAGCTTTGCCGATATGCAGGCCATGGGCGGGGAGATGTCAGGGTTCGCCATAAAACTGCTGTTCACCGACGCGCACCTCAAGGCTGAGAACGACATCGAGATATTCGGGGAGATGTACCAGCGGCGACTGAACCTGCTGCGGCACGTACTTGGCAAGCGTATCAATACGGCGCTGGAGTCAGAGGCGGACAACGTCTGGCTGGAACCCGTGTTCACACCGTACCTGCCAAAGAACAACAAGGAGGAGATAGAGATACTGGCCACGGCACGCGGCAATAAACCGCTGATAAGCCGCAAGACCGCCGCGGAGAATAACCCGCTTGTAGGCGACGTGGACGCCGAGCTGAACCGGATGCAGGAGGATGCAGACGCAGAGGCCGCACAGGTGGCAAAGGAATTAACTGGAACATACTGACCATGACCGTAACATTAGCCATAACCGTCGCCCTTGTCAACATCGTGATGTGGGGCGCATTCCTCTGGTGGGTGAGCAAGCCTCAGAGGGAGGAGCGACGCATGGAACGCAGGATAAGGCGCAGCGAATGAGCTCTCCGGAGAGCGCCCTTCAAAGCGCCTGCGTGACCTGGTTCCGCCTGCAATACCCGCGCATGTCACGCCTGATGTTCGCCATTCCGAACGGGCACCACCGCAATAAGCGCACTGCCTGCATACTGAAGGCGGAGGGCGTTGTCGCCGGTGTATCAGACCTCATCCTGCTGGTCCCGTCAAAAACGCACGCCTGCCTGTGCATCGAAATGAAGGCCGGTAAATCAGGGAGGCAATCGCAGCACCAGCTCGCATTTCAGAGGGACGCAGAGGGTGTAGGAAACAGATACATCATTTGCCGAACATTCGATGATTTCAGAAACGCCGTAACACAGCACCTGAATGAGCGCTGAACGCATCACCGACATATACGAGCGGCGGCTGATACGCCGCCTTATGCAGACAGACCTGCAGACTGCCGCCGTCTACCGGCGACTGATAGACGAGGCGGCACCGATTATGGCCCGTTACCGGCTGACTGCGCGCGGTGTCATTTACCGTAACCCTGACCTGGACAGGGAGCTTACTGCCGTGCTGGGAGCTTTCCGCCGCCGATTGCAGGAGCTTATTGACAATACCTCGGCATGGGCCTGGGCCGCTGCGGACGAGAAAAACGACCGAATAATAAGCGAATATATCTCCGGCATGCCACTGTCGAATGTTGCCCGAAACGGACTCTTCGCCCGCAACACCCAGGCGTGGGAGACATTTCAAAAGCGAAAGTACGACGGAATGCAGATCTCTGACCGCGTGTGGAACCTTACCATGGCCAACCGCGCCCTGATTGAGGACTACCTCGATAATGGACATATAACCGGACGGCCAGCAGAGGCAATAGCCCGCGACGTCCGTCAGCTGATGAACGAGCCGGACAAACAATTTCGCAGGGTGCGCAACGCAAAGACTGGCAAGCTGGAGCTGAGCCGCGCGGCACGGGAGTACCACCCTGGGAGTGGCATATACCGGAACAGCATCCAGAATGCCCGCCGCCTTGCCCGCACAGAGGTCAACATGGCTTACAGGACCAGCGACCAGGAGCGGTGGAAAAGCACGGATTTCATCCTCGGATACGAGGTAAAACTAAGTGCCCAGCACTGGGAGAAGATGCCATCCGGAGACATATGCGACCAGGTGACGGGGAAGTATCCGAAGGATTTCAAATTCGTAGGCTGGCATCCTAACTGCATGTGCATATGTGTGCCGGTCATGCCTTCCAAGCGGGAGTTTCTGGACCGCCTGACGGATGGCACACCCATCGAAGGGGAGGTCACCGACGTCCCGGAAGGGCTAAAGGGGTGGGTTGCGGATAACCGGGATAGGGTGGCCGGTTACAACCGCCAGCCATTCTGGGTGCAGGATAACTTCAAGGGCGGCACGATTGACGGGGAGATAAAGACTTTCCGGAGGCTGGTGCCAACGGAGAACCCATACCAATAATTTCGACCATTTGGGCAACGGTCAAAACAACGGCGGCAAAGAACATTATTGCACCGTAACCTCTGACGAAATTTGAGCCATAACATAAAAACATTATTTCACCGGATGAAAGAAAAAATCTTATCAGCACTGAAAACCAAGTATCAGAACCTGGGGTTCAGTGAAAAGGCATTCGGGGGCGTGGCAGACTACCTGGCCGCAACCGTTACCGAAGAAACACAGATCGAAACCGCCACCGGCGGGGTCGAAGCACTCCTCAAAGCATTCCAGGGAGACATCGACGCCCGCGTCACCACGGCGCTGGCAAAGCAGAAGTTAGAATTGGAACGTAAACCCGCCGACCCTCCAAAACCTTCAGACCCACCTAAGGATGATGTTCCGCCGTGGGCGAAGGCGATGATGGAGAAACTGGAGACCTTCGAGAAAAAGGAGCAGCAGGCGGCAATCACGGCGAAACTTACGGCCAAACTCAAAGAAAAGGGGGTGACCGAAAGTTTTCTCAAACACGCTAACCTCGCCGTCACCAGCGAGGCGGAGATTGACACGGTGGCTGCCACTGTTGAAAAGGACTGGGTGGAGTTCAAACAGGACCTCATCAACCAGGGGCTATTCGTCGAGACTCCGAAGAAACCGGCAGGACCCGGAAAAGAGGGCGAAGACATCGGCAAGATCATCGCCGAACGACGCAACTCCGGGGCCAGCGACGGGGTGAAAGGAAAAGAGATTTAATAACCCGAAAATTTGTATTTCATGCAGATTACATCCGAAACCATTGCACGCCGCAAGGTGATCTTCGACAGCATTATCGAGGACATCCCCGGCGGGGTCGGGCTGGATAAGTCGAGGCTCACCACGGGCCTTGAGCAGGTCGAAGCCGGAACCCTTGTCAACGTGGCCAACCGGGTGGCAGAGGTCGTCAAGACCGCCATCTGCGTTGCCAACAGCGCTGACGCAACCCACATCAGGGTGGCAAAAAACCACCTGTTCAAAGTCGGGGAGAGCCTGACCGACGGCTTCGCCGTTGCTGCCATCTCTGCCATCGACACCACTACCAGCACGGATTACGACATCCTGACCCTTGGCGCCAGCCTTGTCAGCTATGCCGCCAATGCAGTACTGATCGAGGTAAATACAGGCGCAGCCATGGGCGTGTATGCCTCGGCTACCGTTACCATCGCCACGGGCAAAACAATCACCGTTAACGACCAGAGCGGCCGCGCAGCGGGTATAATTGTAAGCATCTCCGCAGCTGGAGACGACAACCTTGCTGTGGACTTCTCAGGGAATACCCTCAGTATCGCCCTTGCAGGAACCACGGGGACGAAAAACACCCCTGCAATCGAGATCCAGGCCGCCATCCGCGCCTTGGGGAACACCCTTGGCATCGACTTTGGAGCATGGACTTGCACCGGAGATGAACTCGCAGGATCCGCCATCACTCCCGCCAGCGGGACCATGGCCCTGAACCAGCCATACAAGTACCTCCCAACCGGTATCGTCCGCGAAACCGTAAATGTGGAGAACGATAATCCCGACGTTGCCGTCGTCCTGAAAGGAGCCGTTCGTCAGAGCGCACTCCCGTATGCCGTGAACGCAGCCGTAAAGGCCCTGCTTCCGAATTTCACATTTAACGCCTAACCCCCAGGAGAGATGAAAACACCTATCATTGAAGGATTCACCCAGGCGGGCCTCGAATCATACCTGAATGCCCGGCAGTATGCCGCGCTGTACTGGCCCACCCTTTTCCCGCTGAAGAACGTCAACTCCCTGGACGGGAAGACCATTGTCGGAGACAGCGGTAACCGCGTCGCGGCCCACGTCATCAGCTTCGACGCCTCGGCACCGCAGGCCACCCGCAAGGAGCTTGTGAAAAAGTATTTCGACATTCCCAAGTCGGCCATCAAACGCGTGAAGAGCGAAAAGGAGATCCTCGAACATGAGGTCACCCGCGCCCTGCGTGGCAATGACGCAGTACTTGAGGACTATTTCAATGACATCGACTTCGTGTACGACGCCGTTCAGGCCCGTATGGAATGGTTCGCCCTCCAGGCCCTGTCACTGACCAAGATCAAGCTGACCACCACGAACAACCCGCTTGGCATCACAAACGAGGAGTATGTGGATTTCGGAATGCCATCGGCAAACAAGAAGACCGTGGCTGTCGTGTGGAGCACGGCCAACCTGGCCACCATGAAGCCTATCGCGGACTTCAAGGCCGTGGTAAAGGCAGCCCGCGCCGCAGGCATCCAGCTCACCAAGGCTCTGGTAAATCCCGACGCCTTCGACCTGATCACCGGATCGACCGAGTTTCAGACCGCGGCCAAGAGCCTCGTGGCTGGTGAAAGCCTGATCCTGGGTAACCTGACCCTTGACATCGCCAACAGCGTTCTGAAGGCCATGCGTCTGCCGGAACTGGTGATCGTCGAGACCAGCGTAGCCATCGAGAATGCCGCAGGTACTGCAACCCACGCCAACCCGTTTGACGCCAACCATGTGACCTTCATTCCGCAGGCCACACTTGGCGCCATGTATAACGGCCCTATCGCCGAAGAGGTTGAGAAACCGATGGATGTCCTGCAGAGTAAGCGCGGCAACGTGCTGGTGAGCGTGAAGAAGACTTTCGACCCGGTAAACGTAATCACAAAGGGTGAGGCCAACGCCTTCCCAAGCTGGCCGATGGTTGACAAGTGCTACTCGTTGTACACCAATGACGCTTCTACCTGGGCTTAATTAACCGATATCACGGATGACAGTCCTTGACGCCATAAAAGCAACCGTAGCCGGGTACCCGCTGTCGAATAATGCGTTCAACCTTGCATTAACCGACCGCGGGTTATCCGGGACGGATTTGTACACTGGGACCTCCCGGGCGTTTGAACTTGCCAAGGCCGATATTTTTATGGTTTTAGCTACGTCCGCCAACGTATCAGAAGGAGGATTCTCCGTGTCGATTCCTGACCGCAAGGTATTTCTTTCAAGGGCGACGGCCATCTACAACCGTTATGGTGAGGAGGCTTCCGGAGGTGACACCGTTTCAGACGCATCTTCAGCATGGTAGTACAGTACCCGCATACGATCCTTATCACCCGTCATCCGGATTATGCCCAGGATGACAGCGGAGATTTCCAGCCTTCAGGTTCTGCCACAACCTTCACGGGGGACGGAAGAGCCGAACCGGCAGGGTCTAACGCAGTTGTCACAGGTCCGGATGGGGACAAGGAGTCGTACTCGTGGATAGTGTATATGCCGCGCATGGACGAAGAGTTTTCTTACGGGGACACCGTGACAATAACCTTTGAAAATGGGTCGGTCAAGACAGGTACATTGAAAAGGCAGAGTAACGGACAATTCAATTCAAGGCTATGGGTCTGATACCGCGATATAACGCAAGGGACATCGAGCGAACCATTGCCGGTGTAGTCGAAAGGATTGAAAACGACATCGTCCAGATCCTTAGATACCTCGGCGAGCAGTTCGTCTCAGATGCCCGTCAGGCGCTTAACATCAGCGGGGCATTCCCAAAAGGCGACTACCGCGACCGAACGAGCAACCTTCGCAGCTCCATCGGCTACTTTGTACTTGATAACGGCCAGATCATCGGGCATGATGTCACGGGCACGGGTACCGGGAGGGCGATGGCCCGAAAGGCGCTGGAAGGCGTTCCAAAGGGAGGATACCAGCTCGTCGGAGTGGCCGGGATGGAATACGCAAGCTATGTGGAGAGTATGGGGTACAACGTGATAACAAGTCAGGCGGACACCCTGATCGTGGACCTGCGCGACATGCTGAAGCAATATCAGCAGCGCATGAACAGCAAGGGCGTAACGATTGACTTTGACGCGGTGGGTGAAATAACGGGAGGGGCATACAGATCATGAAAATGACTGACGTGGCTATAAACAGGGTTTACGGGTTGCTTACGGCGGCGGGTGGTCTTACCATACCCGTGTATAAGCTGACGAAGCCGTCCTCTGAGAAGCCATCCGTATATGTTGTGATCAACTCCCTGCCGGTCACCAGCGCCATCATGCAGCGGTGTCATGTAAACGTCAACGTCCATGTTACCGACCCAAAGCCTGGGATACCGGATACGGACACGCTGGCGGACCTGACATCCGATGCGGTGGCCCTGCTTCACCGTGTTGACGCCTCCGGGATACTGATCGACTTCGAGAGCCAGGAATACATCCGTGACGAAAGGTTAAATGAGCATTATTCAAACATTCGATTATTTGTGAAATTTGTAAACTGACATAAAATGGCAGCAGAAAAATACGCGTATGGGATTGCCAAAGTTGAATATGGCATTCCTGCAGGAACGGCCACCATGCCTGGATCTATGACCCAGTGGGCGCAAACGGTCGAAGGATCGTTCACCCTTTCTGAAGACGAGAGCCAGACCAAGGACTTCAAGGTCGAGGAGGTAACCACTCCTGTTAAGAGCATCGTCACCGAGGCGGGAGCCCTCAAGATTAAATGGAGGGCGTATGACATTACCCCCAGCCTTGTGGCTATCATGAAGGGCGGAACCGCCGATACCGAGGCAGGTCCTCCGGCCTACCTGACCTACGACGGCCCCACCAGCGTGGCCGCGAAGGATCTGGCACTGAGGGTCACCACCACCAACGGAGTTATCTTCAACATCTACAAGGCAGCCTGCGTGGGCCGTTTCGACGGATCACTCTCCCGCACCGACCTTCTGGAGATGGAGGTATCCGCAACAGTCCTCGACCCGGGGAATGCCGGATCACCCTACGAAATCAAGCTCCCCAATCCGAGCTAATTGATTCGATTGATTGCAAGGGCCGCTCCGTATGGGGTGGCCCTTAATCGGTAATACAAAAAGGATGAACGAAACTCAATATCAGGCTGGATCCGCCATTGTCGACGAGGGGATAAAGTTCAAAGTGCCGCTATTCTGGGGTATTAAAAAGACATTTCTGATCCGCCCTCTTCGACCTGGGACGATTGTTCGCATAAGCCAGCAGCAGGCACGTATGAAACCTATCGTCGAAGATGAGAACATGGTCCACGAGCTGCTCGGCAAGGGTGGAAACCTCCGGCACGTGGCCACCATGATAGCCATTGCGGCCATTAACCGCCCCATACTGTCGCGGATAAAACTTTGGTGGTACCGCTGGATCCTGCTAAATTACACGGAGAAGACCGCTGACATGTTCGCCTACCAGTCGCTTGTCCTTCGACAGATGGACGCCCAGTTTTTTTTTCTTATTATGGCATCGGCCAAGAAGATGACGTTCCTGGAGCCAAAGACGAACACGGAACCTTCGCCGGTGGCCGCTCGTTCTGGGGGACAATCGGCCTCGTCCAGAAAACCTTCGGCCTGACGAACCACGAGGCCCTATGGGGTGACAGCTGGGTAAACATCCTTCTGAAGATGAAGGACATGCCATACTACCGGACCAAGACGGACAAGGAGAAGGAGATGGAACACACGCATGAGGGCACCGTGGACGTCCTTAAAGAGAAATTCGCAAAATACATCAAGCCATGAGCGCACTGATTTTCGATGCAAGGATAAACGCCGACCAGCTGAACAAGGATGTTGCCAGGGTCAACAGCACCATCCGAGATATGACCGACGACATCAAGACCGAGGGGAATAAGATGGAGAACCTCTTCGCAAAAATCGGAGCTGGAATTGCCTCTTACTTTGCAGTCGGTTCTCTCTCCAATTTCGCTCAGGAAATGGTTCGTGTCCGTGGGGAGTTTCAGAAGTTCGAGGCGGTGCTCACCAACACCCTTGACGGCGATAATGTCCGGGCCTCCTCGCTCCTTGAAGGATTATCAGAGTTCGCGGCACGCACACCCTACCAACTTCAGGACATCACCGAGAATTTCGTAAAGCTCGCCAACCAGGGAATTGTCCTGACGCAGCAGGAGCTCACGAAGCTGGGCGACTTCGCAGCGGTGACGGGCAAGCCCATCGGGCAGCTCTTCGAGGCCATCATGGACATCAACAATCCTGAGCGGTGGAAGGAGTTCGGCGCCAGGATACAGACCGAGGGGGAGAAGGTGGCTATCAGCTTCCGGGGACAGCGGATCGAATTTGAGCGAACCGTCGAGGGGGCAAAGAAC